AGAGAGCATATTGAAAAACTTGAAACGGAGCTGGAAGATGAAACTACAGAACAGTAGAAAATTAATATTACCTGAAGAAGTAGTGTTTGAATTGATGGATATGACAGCAACACTCGGTGAAGTTGCAGAAGAATATCATCGTAAAGTTGGACACGATGAAGAAATTGAAAGTATTTTGTCAGTCTATCATAGAATTTTAGGAAAATTGATGGATTTACAAGAATATGAGGTAATTGATGAGAATGGTAAGAAAACAGTAACACTTGAGGATCTTGTACATGGTGCAGGTCTTTCGTTTTTAGGAGAAATTAAATGAAAAAAATGTGGAAAGTATTATTGGGGATTTTGGGTGGACTTTTAGCTATCTTTGGACTTGGAGCTAAGGCTTCTGGTAAGAAAAAGGAAGAAATCAAAAAACTTGATAATGCAATTAAGCAAAAAGACAAAGAAGTTAAGCAAACTGAGAAAAAAGTTAAGCAACTTGAGTCTAAGAAGAAAATAAACAAAAAACAAGTGGAAAGACTGAAAAAAGAAGTAGAATCTACTAAAAAAGACATCAAAAAGGCTCAAAAAGCTGTTGAAATTGATGATGTAGACGAAGCAGTAAACTTTTTGAAGAAATTTTCCAAGTAAACTGATATATATATATATATATGAAGAATTTAATTAAAATATTATTATTTGTAGGAGTGGTTTTTTCACAAGAAAAGACATTTACCTTTACGGAATCCGAAATTTTGGGATTTACCAAACAAATAACTGATTTACAAGTTAAAGATAGTTTGAATACTAAAACTATTAAAGACCTTGAATCTATTATGAAGTTATTGGAACAAAATGCCCAAACTGATTCACTAATAATTGCGAATAAAGACCTTTCGATTCAAGTATTGAAAGAACGTTCAGAAATATTAGAAAAAAAGGTAAAACTTGTGAAACCCAGTTGGTATGAGAATAAGTGGTTGTACTTTACTTATGGAGTAATTATGACTGTGACTTCTGTAAACCTTGCCGGTCAGATAGTACAATAATGTCTACTAATCCAAGACCATTAAAGGATGTAATCAAAGAGGAGTACGTAAAATGTGCCAAGGATCCTGCATATTTTATGAAAAAGTTTTGTATGATTCAACATCCAATACAGGGGAAAATACCATTTACATTGTATGATTTTCAAGAAAAGACTGTACAGGAATTTGTTGATAATCGATTCAATGTTATTCTGAAAGCACGTCAGTTGGGTATATCAACATTAACTGCTGGATATTCTTTATGGATGATGACGTTTTTTAGTGATAAGAATATTTTGGTAATTGCTACAAAACAAGATGTGGCAAAAAACTTGGTAACGAAGATTCGTGTTATGCATGCAAACTTACCGAGTTGGTTAAAACAGAAGTGTGTTGAGGATAACAAGTTGAATCTAAGATATATGAATGGTTCACAAGTTAAGGCAGTTTCTTCAGGACCTGAAGCAGCTCGTTCTGAAGCCCTATCATTATTAATATTAGATGAGGCGGCATTTATTGATAAAATTGATGAGATATGGACTGCAGCACAACAAACTTTAACTACTGGTGGACAATGTATAGCACTTTCCACACCAAATGGTGTTGGTAATTGGTTTCATAAAACTTGGGTAGAGGCCGAAGAAGGTCGTGGAATGTTTAATTTTATTAAATTACATTGGACGGTACATCCAGATAGAGATCAAACATGGAGAGATGAACAAGATTCATTATTAGGTATGCAGAGTGCAGCACAAGAATGTGATTGTGATTTTATTACTTCTGGTACTTCAGTCATTGATGGTGTTATTTTAGAACAATGTAGAGAGTCAATGGTTAAGGATCCAATGGAAAAACGTGGTATAGATAGTAACATTTGGGTATGGGAGCCGCCAAATTATACAAAGAATTATGTGGTATCTGCAGATGTTGGTCGTGGAGATAGTGCCGATTATAGTGCCTTTCACGTGATTGATGTAGAAAAAGTTGAACAAGTGGCAGAGTATAAAGGTAGGATTCCTACTAAAGATTTTGGAAATATGTTAGTGAGTATTGCAACAGAATATAACGATGCTTTACTAATTATAGAAAACAATAATATTGGTTGGGCAACCATCCAACAAGTAATAGATAGGGATTATCCTAATCTATTTTATACAAGCAAAGATTTACAATATATTGACGTTCAACATCAGGTGAGTAACCGATATAGAGCGGCAGAAAGAAATATGGTGGCAGGGTTTAGTACCACCGCAAGGTCAAGACCTTTAATTATTGCAAAATTAGAGGAATATTTTAGAGATGAATCAGTAGTAATTCATTCTAATAGGTTAATAGATGAATTATTTACTTTTATCTATAATAATAACAGAGCAGAAGCAATGCGAGGATATAACGATGATTTAGTTATGTCTTTTGCTATTGGTTTGTGGGTTAGAGATACAGCTTTGCGACTAAGACAAGAGGGTATTGAGATAACTAAAAAAACGTTAAGTAGATTTCAAGATATCGATGGTCTTTATACACCAGAAGAGCATAAAAATGATTCCTGGGAATGGGATGTTAATCAAAATAAAGAGTCTTTAGAATGGCTCTTATAAGTGAGGTAAAAAATGGCTGATAAAACTTTATTTGGTCGGTTAAAACGATTATTTAGTACAAATGTAATAGTAAGAAATGTTGGTGGTAAGAAATTAAAAATTGCAGACACCGATATGTTACAACATGGGGCGCGAAGTCATCTCGTAGATAGATATTCTAAACTACATAGTGGATTAGATATGATTGGTACGGGATATTCAACAGTGCACCAAGTAATGGCTGCACGACTTGGGTTATTTAAAGATTATGAAACAATGGACTCGGATTCAATTATATCATCTGCACTTGATATTTACTCGGATGAATCAACAATGAAAAGTGAGTATGGAAATGTAATAGAGATTCAGACTGATAATGATAATCTCTATGAAATTCTACATAACTTATTTTATGATATTATGAATATTGAATTCAATTTATGGCCATGGGTAAGAAATATGTGTAAGTATGGTGATTTCTTTTTATATTTAGATATCAATGATAAGTATGGAATTACAAATGTGATTCCATTATCACCTTATGAAGTTATTCGTTCAGAAGGCGAAGACCCAGAGAATCCATATTATACAAAATTTTATTTAGAGACTATGGAAGCAACTCATCCTTATTTACATAGGAATCAATCTCAACATGGTAAAGTTGAATTTGAAAATTTTCAAATAGCCCACTTTAGACTTGCAAGTGATAGTAATTTAGTTCCTTATGGTAAATCACAGTTAGAAGGTGCTAGAAAAGTTTGGAAACAAGTTACATTGATGGAAGATGCTATGTTAATACATCGTGTAATGAGAGCACCAGAGAAGAGAGTATTTAAAGTTGATATTGGAAACATACCACCAAACGAAGTTGACAATTATATGCAACGAATTATCAATAAGATGAAGAAAACACCATTTATTGATGAGAATACTGGTGATTATAATTTGAAATTTAATATCCAGAACTTAACTGAAGATTTCTTTATGCCAGTTCGTGGTGGAGATAGTGGAACATCAGTTGAATCCTTACCTGGAATGCAATATGAAACTACCGATGATTTAGAATATTTGAAAAATCGTATGTTGGCAGCCCTTCGTATTCCAAAAGCATTTTTAGGATATGAAGAATCACTTGGAAGTAAAGCAACACTTGCAGCAGAAGATGTAAGATTTGCTCGTACTATTGAAAGAATTCAAAGAATTATAACAAGTGAATTAACAAAGATTGCAGTAGTTCATCTATATTCTCAAGGGTTTACAGATGAAGAGTTAGTAAACTTTGAATTGAAATTAACTAATCCATCTACAATTTATGAACAAGAAAAACTTGAATTGTGGGGAAATAAAGTTACTTTAGCTCGTGATATGAAAGATAATGCATTATTACCATCGGATTGGGTATATAAAAATATTTTTAATTTTAGTAATGATGAGATTGTAGAATTAGAGAAAGAATTGGTAACAGATCAAAAACAGAAGTTCAGATTTGAACAAATTGCGGTTGAGGGTAATGATCCAGTTCAAAGTGAAGAGGCAGTCGGTACACCAAGTGATTTGGCAACCATTGGAACGACTCCAGCCGAAGATGGAGAAGGTGGAGCAGGTGGACGACCACCAGAAGATGAAGAATCGCCTATGGGTTCATTATTTGATAAGGGTGGAGCAGGTAGACCAAAGGAAATGAGTAAGTATGGTAAAGATGGTAGTGCACGAGATAGAAATCCATTGGGTAAAGGTAAAGTACCATTAGCACTTTCTCATTACGATGCATTGAAAAAAACCTTGAAGATTGGTAAAAAACAAATACTAAAAGAGACAACAGAGTCAGAAGAAATTGATAATGAGTATAAAGACTTTGTAAATAAAGAATAGCATATAAATGTATATTTATTTGAAGTTTTTATATTTATATATGTACGATAAATTCATTGAACGGAGCAATTAATGTCCTATAATAAAAAACATAACAAAATTAAAAATACTGGGATTTTGTTTGAATTGTTAACACGTCAAATAACTGTTGATGTGTTGAACAATGAAAAAAACAGTTCTGCTATAAAAATATTAAAAGAATTTTTTAATATTAATACTGAATTAGGTAAAGAAAATGAACTATATAAGGTTTTAATAGAGAAAAAATACAAAAATTTAAAGCATGCAGAAATATTAATTGAGGCGGTGTCAAAAAATCGTAGAAAACTTTCTAATCGTAGATTAAAAAACGAAAAATATAATCTTATTAAGACAATTAAAGAGTGTTTTAGTATGAAAGATTTCTTTAATACGAAATTACCAAATTATAAAATTTTAGCATCAATTTATACTTTGTTTGAAGGTGAAGCTACACGTAAAGATTATGGGCCAGTAATAGAGACTGATAGTAAAGTAACATTAATGGAAAATATTAATGCAATAGATGGTTCTATTAAAAAATCGTTCAAACCTACATTTAATACTCAAGATGAGGACATTAGACTCTTAACTTATCAATTATTGATTGATAAATTTAATAAAAAATACAGCAATCTAAATGAAAATCAAAAAGATTTATTGAGAGAATATATCAATAATCTATCTAATACTAATTCTTTAAAAGATTTCATAGATACTGAAGTTGCAAAAGTAAAGAAGATTTTAAAATCTCATTTAACTAAAATAGATGATAAAATTACCAAAATTAAATTGAATGAAGCTATTTCACATACTGAAACTTCTACCAGATGTAATTTTGTAAAAGATTCACACGTTGTGGCTTTAATGAGGTACTATGAATTGATTAAGGAATTGGATAATGTCCACCAAAATAAGTAAAAGACAGTTTTCAGAACTAATACAAACTTTAATCAGAAAAGAGATTGAAGAGGTCTCTACAACTGCTTCTGCAGGTATTGATGGAACTGGAACAGGTCATTATGATACACCTCGAGCATTTAGTGGTAAAGGTAAAGATAGAAGAAGTTCAGTTGCTAGTGGTAGTGGATATGAAAAAGTGAATGAAGGTGTAACAGAAAAACTTCACACTTATGTAGTAGAATCAGGTTGGTGGGCAGATGCAAGTGATAAAACTAAAGCAAATTATATAAAACAACATGGTTCACCACCAAAAGCAGCAACAGATGATACAGCGGGTAAAACTGATGCAGATTCTTGGGAAGATGATGAAGAAGCCAGAGCTCAAGCAATGAAAGATATGGAAGATGAATTTGATTTTGATTTTGATGAATCCGTAAATGAAGATGCAAAGGACGTAGCTAAGGCAAGAAAACTTTCTCAAAAAATAGGAAACATAGAAGGTAAATATCGTAAAGCAATGTATGATTTGTCTGATAGATTACAGGCAGATCCTAAAAATCATAAACTACAAGACGAATTGATAAAATCTTACACTAAACACGTAACATCTTTTATGAAAGATATGGTTAAAATAACGAAAAGGGTTAAATAATGAGGCAACTTATAGTAGATTATATACCATTTGAAATATCTGCACAACAAATAAATGAATCCATGAAAGAAAATAATGGTAAATTAGTTGTTAAAGGTATTTTACAACGAGCAGATGCAAAGAATCAAAATGGTAGAGTGTATCCAAGAGAGATATTAACCAGAGAAGCAAAAAATTATGATGAAAATTTTATAAAACAATCTCGTGCAATGGGTGAGCTAGACCATCCAGATAGTTCCGTAGTTAATTTACAGAATGTATCTCATAATATTACTGAAATGCATTTCGAAGGTTTAAATCTGTTAGGTACTGTAGAGATTTTAACTACACCAAGTGGTAATATTTTAAGAGAATTATTTAAAAATGGGATCAAATTAGGTATCTCATCAAGAGGTATGGGTTCAGTAGAAACTGTAGATGAAGGTGATGGAGAACAACCATCTATGAAGGTAGGTCAAGATTTTGAACTTATAGCATTTGATTTCGTATCAAATCCATCTACACATGGAGCATTTATGCATCCGTTAACCGAGGGTGTTGATAAAATACAAACACAAGGTAGAACTTGTGGTACTTATTGTAAGGCTGAAGAATTAATTAATCAAATTATTCGAGGCGAATAGAATGCCTGCCAAATCTAAATCTCAACAACGATTTATGGGAATGGTTCACGCTCTACAAAAAGGTGAACTTTCACCATCAGATGTTTCTGATGAAGTGAAAGATGCGGCAGATCAAATGGACGATTCCGATGCAGAAGATTATGCATCTACTAAACATTCGGGTAAACCAGAACACGTTCCAAAAGAAGTAGTGGGAGTAGCAAGAAAACTTCGTGAGATGATTCGACAAATAATAAAAGAAAATCCATCTTTAAATGAAAAAATTAAATTAAAAAAAGAAGTAGCTAAGCGAGATTATAAAGCAGAATACAAGAAATTTCAGTCATCCGATAAAGCAAAAAAATACAGAGCAGAATTGAATCAGTATAACAGAAAAAAAGGAACTTACGGTAATGGTGATGGAAAAGATGCATCACATAAGGGAGGCAAAATTGTGGGATTTGAAAAAGAATCAACTAATCGTGGAAGAGCCGAAAAAAGTCGTTTAAAGAAAGAGGTTCTTGGTAAAAGATGTACAGTAACAGAAATATCAAAGTGGTTGAAAACACTTGAAGAATTTAGATATAGAAAAGTTAGAGGTGTAGATGCTAGAAGAGTTGCTTCATTTGTGAATAGTGGAATGAATGAAGAAGAATTACCATTAAGTTTACAAAAGAAGTGGGAATATAAACAATATGGTAGAGAAAAACATTTAGCGAATAAATATGTTGAGACGGTTTTAAATGTTACTTTAAAAGAATCCGTAAATGAAGGTGGAATGGGTATTTTAGATAAAGACCAAACAGATGTATTACATGGCATAGTAATGAAAAATAAAT